TGTGCCAATTGTGCCTAATGTTGCATTTTCATATAAATATACCGGGAATGTTTTTGTAGGTTTTGTAAGTGGTGATAAATTAAGATATAGTAATTGATCTTTTTGAACTCTTTCTACTTCTACCTCATCTTTATATATAACAGTACCTATTTTATGAAGTCCATTTGGGCCTGTTGGCACAGTAAAATAATCTATACCGGTACTAGGAGGAGTACATGCTCCAAATGTTTTGAATATAGAAATCATATTATCTATATTCTTTTGTCTATCGGCATATTCCGTATTAGATTGTGGAACCCTTAATTGTTGGTTTAAATCATCAAAATAGGATTCAAATATTTCTAATTGAACCTGTGTTGCTACTTTGTTAAACTCATCTGGAGTCATATAGCCTCTCTGTTCTTTATTAAGAATAGAAAGTACTGTTTTGTAAACTGTATCTACGTTTATTGCCATTGTTTGTTTTTATTATAATATTTAGGCAGCTACCGCGTTATTACGCAATAGCCGCCTTTATATTAGTATTACGTATTATTGAAGTTTTTTCTCAATAGATTGGAAGATTTCAATACCTTCGTCTGTCTTGAAAAAAGCAGCCATAGCCGAATACGGATTTTCATCAAATGGAACTGTCATTAATTTTTTACCATTAGTTGCCCATTTAAAATCACGTTGATCAGGGGATAGCTTTATAATATTCGCTTCGCATGCTTTAATAGCAAAATTACGCAGCTGTATGTTTTCATCATTAACTAAATCTAAGAATAAACCTGGGTTTCTCTTAGCAAAGATTAACAAGTCTCTTTTTATCTCCTTAGAAGTCATCTTAGATACCTTAGAACCTAATTCAACACGAAGAATCGCTTCAGCTTGATCTACGTCCATAGTTGATGCAGCTGTCATTGCTTCTAATTCTTGTTCTAAGTAATCTAATTCATCAACCGCAATTAATACAGCATCAAACTCTTTATATTTTCTATTAAGTTGTGGATGAAATAGAGATAATAATTTTTGTAAATTTTGTTGTTCTTTTGGAACTGTTAGTGTCCCATTCTTAAATATAATGTGTCCAAGTGTAGCTTCTCCTTTTTGTTCATCTACAAATGGTGAATTTTGATTTGTTGCATATCTCAATTCTCTTTGTTCTTTTGTTACTGGATCAAACCATAACAGAGGAAATCTTCTAGAGTGTCTTGAAGATATTGTATAAGTTAGTGGACTATATGGTCCCATTAATAGATATGTTCTATCTTTTACTTCCCAAGCTTCTTGGGTTGTTGTTTTTTCTTTTGACATGATATAATATAATTAATTATTTTTTTTATTTTGAAAGTAAAAAAGAGTAAAAATTACCCCCGAAATTTCAACGAGGGTAAAATTTACACTAATTGGTTGTTACTAGGATGCTGAAGAAGTAAATAACACAAAGTTATTAGCTCCTTGAACACATAAACATCTTTCAGATAAGAAGTTTACCTCCATTGCATCTAAATCAGATGTATATGCTCCACCAACAGATCCTAATACCCAAGACTTCATTCTTCTATCGTCAGCTTGAGAAGCTCTATAACGAACGTGTAAGAATGGTCTACGGATATTTGTTCCTAAGATTTGATCATAAACAGTTGAAGTTCCTGCAGGTACCAAGATACCATCGATAGCAGACTCAGCTACAGCTCCACGAGTAGAAGCATCATTTAAGTATTTCCAATCTGTTTTGTAGAAATCATAAGAACCTCTACGGAAACCAGAGAATCCTAAGTTCAATGCCATTTCTTCAGAGTTTTCAAATAACCCGTAAGCAACACCACCAGCAGCACCAGAAGATAAAGAAGCTAACATATCATCAAAATCTAAAGATGTTTGACGGTTTAAGAACAACATGTTTTCTTCAATAGCACCTTGAGTATCTAAGTTTCTTAAGATTGAATCGAAATCAGCTAATCCAGCAGCAGCAGTAAAGTTATTTAATACGTTACCTCTTTCTTGAACAGCAGCGAATAAACCTTGTGTACCTTTTTTACCAGCAGCCAAAGCAGCAGATCCAGTAGCAGCTAATTCACCCTCTACAACAGCCATTTCTAAATAATCTTCGAAACGTAATCTTGTTTCAGATTCAGCTTTTAAGTACCACATAAATCCACCAGCACCATCTTCAGTAGCAATTTCTACCCATCCGATCTGTGCAGTATCAGAACCATTAACAACATATTTGTTACGGATGATAATTGGAGAGTTAGAGAATTGAGTAAAGCTTGGTTCGATGCTTGTATAATTATCGTTTGTTAAAGTAGATCCTTTTTTGTATTCAGAACCATAAACGAAGATTTTTAAATCATCCATTCCATCTGTAAATCCAGCAGCAGCTAAAGTAGCAGCAGTATAAGGAGCAACAGTTAAAGCACCAGTAGTAATGTTACTAGCAGTTACAATAGCTTTTACTTCTAATCCTGTAGCAGGATTCATAATAACGATAGTCTGATTAATAGAAATAACGTTTTGTACGAAATCAGCAGGGTTAGCTGGAGTTAAGTTAACTGGAATAAGTAATGTATTCGCAGCAGCACTTACTACATCAACACCTGTATAAGCAATGTGTAATCTATTTTGTTCTGACCAAATAACCTGATCTGAAGCCATTGGCATTTCGGCACCAACCATACGTAAGAAACCAGATAAAGTTCTGTTTCCATAACGCTCTACTTCTTGTTCGTAGATTTCTGGTAAATATTGTTGTGCAAAAGATACGAAATCCGCATTGTTAGGATCCGTAAAGTTTAGATAGTTAGTATCTAAAGCTTGTTGTTTCTGAGACGGTTTAATCGTCCCAAAGCTAGGCGTTACATCTGCCATAATTCTTTAATTTTAATTGTTAAATTTGTTTTTTATTTTTAGCTTTGTAGAATCAACACCATTAATTGCTTTAACTTTAAAACCATTTACAAATATTTCTCCACTAGCAGTTTGCCTTGGAGTGGCATTTATATTATTTGATTTTGCAGTTATCTCTTTAATTGCGTCTGCCTTACCTTGCTCATAAAAATGATTAGCTAAGGTGTCTACGTTTTCAGCAGCATACATTGCTTTGTGATAGCCTTTCAAATCTGTAACTTCCCCGTTGTCATTCAAGAACCTCTTGATTAGGTTTGTAATGTTTGATTGCTTATCTGCTACAACATCTGTATTTTGAATGCCATATCTAAAATTCTTTTCTCCTAACTTAAAATCAAAACCTTTGAAATCTTGAGAGAAAAAACTTTTTGTGTCATTCTTAAATTTAGAATGTTGAGTTTCTACAATTTCCTGCTCTTGTTGGTATCGGTTAAAAAAGTCAAGTGCTTTTTGTTGATCTTTATTTATACTTGGTCGTAACTTTACTTCCTCATAATACTTAGATTTAAGATCTTCTAAAAACTCTTTTGCTTTTGCAACTTCTTCCTTAAATGCGAGTTTCTTTTTACGGATGTCTCGCTCATCGTCTTCGTCCTCATCATAAGCAAATCGATCGTCCATTAAGAAATCAATCTCTTCTTCATTAAGATGTGGTCTAGTCTTTTTATAATATTCTTTTAATAATACCTCATTATTAACAGTTGAATAATCAGCATTCAATCTAATATAATCTTCTATTGATCCGCCTGTCTCCTCCATAAAAGAAACTAACTTTTCAATGTTCTCTGGTAATTGCTTACCGGTTGATTCTAATTCATTAAAAGCTTCTACAGCTTCAGCTTCAAGCTCAGCAGATGATGCGCTAATCTCTTCATCTGATACTTCTTGAATTACCGTAATGGTTGTTACTTCTTCTTTGCTTTCAACTTGGATGGTAGGGACTTCTTGTTTGGCGTCTCCTTGCTCCATTTCTTGCAATCCCATTTCGGACTGTTCTGACTGTAACACGCTTTCATTTGTGCTTTGCTCTTGAATGGCATTTGTATCTTCTGTTTTAATTGTTTGTAAATCAACTTTTGCAACTGCCGCAGGTTTATTTAATTTCTTTGGTGTTGTTCTTGGTTTTGGTTTTTGTAATTTAAAACTTCCTTCTTGTTTTACATTTTCTGACATGATATAATAATATAAAATTGGTTAATATTTTTTTACATAAGAGCTAAATCAAACTCGCCTAAACCTTGATCTTCGAAGTTCTTTGGTAAAGTATTATTTTTTCTTTGCTCTATAAGTTCTGATTGCTGAGTGGCTTGTATCTTTGTTCTTTGATCTTTACGATCTTCTGCTTGTCTTAATTTTTCGTTAGCGACTTGTATTTGTAATTGCCCTAACTCTAAATCATATTGGAATTGCTCTGCTAATAATAATTTCTTATTAGCAAGTTCTTGTTGCATTCTTTGTATTTCAAGATTCGCTTTAGCTTGTAACACTTGAATTTCTGTTTGGGCTAATGCTTCTCTTTTTTGTACTTCAGCCATTGCAGCGGCTTCTGAAGCTTGCGCTTGTGCTTCACCTTGAGCTCTAATATTATCTTGCTGAACAGCTTGATCTCTTTCTTGCTTCTTCTTCCTCTTATATTTAAGCGCTTGGTTAGCTAAATCTATATTATTAATTCTATTCAAATCAATAACATCTTCTAGATCAATTCCTCCAGATTGTAAAGCTATTTGTACGTTTCTTTCGAATGCAGCTTTTTCTTCTTCTTCTGGTTCTAATTCAAGGAATATACCAAAGTCATGCAGATTAAGATTTTCAATTTCTTTTAATGTTTCAACATTGAATAAAGATATGCTTTCTATCAATGCTTGTTTAGTTAATGGAAAATTTAATGAATCATTAATCCTAAGTGATACATTTTCACATACTCTTAAAGTTAAATATAAACTTGCGTCTTTTATGTGTCTAGTAGCAGTATTAGAATTTGCTGCAGCCATTTTTTGTAACCCAACTAAAGCATCTCTATCTGGAGTACTTCCGTCTTTTGCCTCATTTAATCCGGTTACATCCCTTATCATTTGTAAATAATATTGGTATGTTCCTATTAAAGCTTGGATCTTAGCATTGCCATTAGATGTTTGTAATTCTTGAATAGGCACTTTGCCTGGATTCATTCCACCATCTTGTGACATAGATCTACCAACAATAGATCCAGTTTGGAAATAC